TCATTAGCATTGAAAACATAAATGAAATATCTTAAATGCTCTCAATGAATAAAAATACTTAAAACAAAAATAAATGAATTTTTCTATTGACAAACTCATGACACACCCTATATCATATAGTTACGCAAAGGAGGTGAACAAATGCAACCAATCAAACGCACTGTTTATTTTACTGTTTGCAACGGTGAACGTATTGATGAACATGGCGAATACGTAGACTTCTCTGAAACTATTGAAGGAGATTTCTCACCTGTACGCGCCACGTCTGTATTACAACGCCGTCATTCAGACAAAACCATTAGGGTAAATAATACTGAATCTATTGCTAAGGTATACGTATTATCGCCCGAAAACTTTATGAAATATGCAGAACTTGCAGAATAGGAGAATTATCATGAATGAAATTACTGTAGCAACCCCTGAATCTAATAATAGCGGTATGATGGCTGTAAACTTTGATTTGCAGTCAGTTGAGGGTAAGAAACGTATGTTTAATGGCCTTAACACCCCTGAATCTCTTGATAAAGCAGGTGTTGAGGTGCTCGAGCTTGAGGGTATCTGTGTTACTGCGGAAGATGAGCTTGATGCTGCTACAGGCGAAGTAACCACTGTTCTTAAAACCACGTTCTTTACTACTGATGGTCATAACTATTTCTCAAAATCTTTCGGTATTGGACGCTCTGCTATTGCCTTGGTTAAGGCATGTGATGGTAAGATACCTGAAGGCTGCAAAGTTGAGGTCTTTGAAACAGCTCTTGATGGTAAACGTACTATGAAGCAACTTCGTTGGGTGTAAATTATGCAAAGCTTGACCAGGGAAAAATATCGTAGACTACAAAAGAATGCGAGAAATAAAGAATCTCGCTTACGAAAACTTGGTGCAAGCGAAGCTCAAATTAAAAGTACGTCACCTGTACTCCCCTGGTCTGAAGTGGAGAAGATGTCTCCTCAGCAGCTAGGACACTATGGCAGGCGGTTAGCTGCGTATAATAGCAGGTCTAACCGCCTTGTCGTTTTACGCTCAGGTGAAATACTTAATTATAAAAGTGAGATTGAACCCTCTAAGAAGCTTGTTAGGGATATTAACAAGGGTGTTGATTCACTTAATCGTGCTTTGGAGCGTGCATTTCCTGGTGAACTTAAACTTGATAAGAAAATCAATCTTAGGGAAAAACCAGGCTCTCGCTCTTGGGCGCACACTCGCATTGAAAATTTAGCACGGCGTAAGTCTCGCGATGAAAAGTACTACCTTAATTTACAGCGTGAGAACATCGATGTTCAATTACGTTCTCTGGGTATGGATGATGTGGCAGAAAAAGCTAAGCGCTTGAATAATACTCAATTAGAGTGGTTAGTGCGTAATAAGGATTACAATTTGTGGGATGAATTGAACACTTATTACACGCCAAATGAAAGCGGCTTACAGGAAACAATGATTGAAAAGAAAGAACGACAACTTATTAGCGAAGAACGCAATAGGACTATTGAACAATGGGTCGATATGGCTCTCAAAATCACTAAGGTTATACGTATACTTAAATAGGATATGTCATGCAGGTAAAAGGGGCTTATTCTGCTGACTTCGAAACCACTACAAACCCTGATGATTGCCGTGTTTGGGCGTGGGGTTTGTGTGATATAGAAACAGAAGAATGTTATACAGGCAACAATATACAATCGTTTATGCGCTTTTGTTCAACAAAAGGTGTTGTTGTTGCATGGTTTCATAATCTGGCTTTTGATGGTAAGTTTATTGTTGACTTTTTGCTCCGATGTGAATATGAGCATGTAACTGACGGTAGGCCTTATCGAGGTCAGTTCTCTACCCTAGTATCTGTTAAGGGCATGTTTTATCAAATAGACGTTTGCTTTGGTAATGGAGCAAGGGTTAGTTTTCGCGATAGCATGAAACTATTTCCTATGTCTATCAAAACATTAGCTAAAGCCTATGATATGCCCTACTCTAAGGGTGAAATTGATTATGAAGCACCACGTCCTGTAGGGCATGAGCTTACTGATGAAGAAACTGATTATTTATTGCGTGATATTAAAATCGCTCGTTTTGCTCTAAAGCATAACTATGATAATGGTTTAACACGTATTACAGCTGGCTCTAATGCTTTTGCCGATTTCAAAACACGCTTTGGTAAGAAGCGTTTTAAGAAAATGTTTCCTATACAACCTGATGAGGTAGATTTATATTGTCGTGAGGGTTATCGAGGTGGTTTTACTTATTGCAACCCTAAGTATCAGGAAAAAGTAACGGGTCAGGGTATTTCTGTTGATTACAATTCGATGTATCCATCTCAAATGCTTTCACAACCTTTCCCTGTAGGAAACCCCGTTAAGTTTGATGGTCAGTATGAATATGATGAGCATTTTCCGCTCTACTTTCAAACACTTACTTGCGATTTTGTTGTTAAACCAAATCATGTGCCAATGGTACAACTCAATAGCCCTGGTATATATGGCTTGCACAAATACGTTGAATATACAGAAGAACCCGCTACTCTTACGCTCACTAGCGTTGATTTGGCTTTATTTTTTGAATGTTATGACGTTGATGTTTATTCATGGGACGGTGGGTATAAATTTCGCCAACAATATAACTTATTTACAGAATATATTAACTATTGGGGTGAAGTTAAACGTAATTCGCAAGGTGGCTTGCGACAAATTGCTAAGCTTATGCTCAATTCGCTTTATGGTAAATTTGCTACTAATCGTAATGTCACACAAAAGGTTCCTGTCATGGAAGATAACATAGTCAAATGGAAAGATGGTGAATTAGAATTACGAGATTCTATTTATGTACCCGTTGCTTGTTTTGCTACAGCCTATGCAAGGGATGCTCTTATTAGAGCTATATTGGCTAATTATGATAGGTTTATTTATTGTGACACTGATAGTATGCACTTGATAGGTACTCAAGACCCTGTAGGTATTAGGTTACATGATAGTGATTTTTGTGCATGGAAAGTTGAAGGCACTTTTGATAGGTCGAAACATTTGCGCGCTAAATCTTATGTATTAGATTATGGAGGGGACTTAACCATATCTTGCGCGGGTATGTCTGATACTGTTAAACAGTTGGTTACTTTTGATAATTTTGAGTTTGGTTTTTCAAATCTTGATTCTAATGGCAATGTAATACCAGGTGCAGGTAAATTATTGCCAAAAGCGGTGCCTGGTGGAGTTGTATTAAAAGAATCACCATATATCTTGAAAAGGTGATATACTATATACGTTTCGGTGAACCGAATTAGGTAAATATAATCAGTAAATGCCTGTGCAACCCTAACACGGAGCAGGCGAGGTGGCGGCCCTGATGTTACCATCGACTAGCTGAAACAGATTTAGACCTGCCCTGTCAAGGGTAGGTCTTTTTTGTTATACTGATTTTGTTTAGATTGGAGGTAAACATTATGGATGGAGAAGTAAAAGAAGATGTTTCCCCCGAAGAACAGGCAGCGGTCGAAGAAGAACAGGCTGAAGAAACTGTGGAGGAAGAATCTGTTGAAGAACAGGAACAGGAAGACAGCCGATATGATGATTTGTCCGCAAGACTTGATTCATTGGAGGACACCTTAAATCAAGCATTAGATATGATTGCTACTTTGTCTATTGGTGAGGAAACACCTGCAGAAGAAGCAGATGTATTTGATGATGAATACGGCGATGCCGTTGAACTTGATGATTTAGACCGTGTGTTAGGAAGGTAGAAAATGCCCGATAAAATTACTGATTCTCGTGGCCGCCTCGATTTGACCAATACGCAAATTTTGAACACAGTACGTAAGTACGCACCTCTTGATTATCAGCAGCGTATTCCTGTTGCTACTCAGGGAAACATTCAGGAAGTTTTGCGTACAATGAATAGTTACATGCCTAATTGGGATGTATTTTGGAACGTTTTCATTGGTCGTATTGGTCGCGTTGTTATTAACGACCGTATGAATTTTACCAATCCACTTGCAAAGCTTAAAGGTCAGACTCTGAATTATGGCATGTCTATGCAGGAGGTTCAGGCTAACCTTATTAAGGCTCGTGTATACGATAAGAACGATACAAATGTATTCGGTCGTGAGGGTCGTGAGCCTGATATTCATGTTGTCTATCATACTCAGAATCGTACTGATAAGTATGAGTTGAACATTCCTATGCAGGAAGTTTTGCATGGTGCATTTATTGATGGTGGTTCTATTTCTGCTTTCTTTAATTCATTGATGGAGATTCCTGTTGCGTCTGCTAATAACGATGAATATGTTTTGATGCGTGATTTGGTTAAGACCTATGATGAGCTTCATGGCTTTTATAATCTTAATGTTACTGAGCGCCCCGCTGCTGATGCTCCATTGGAAGATATGATTGCATGGGGAATTTCTTTGGTAACTAAGGTTCGTGCAACTTATAAGAAGATGTCGTTCTTCCAAACTAAGTATTCTCCTGAAGGTCGAGAATTTGGTCTAGCTACTCGCTCTACTCGCATTATTGCTTTGATTGATGCTGATACTGAAGCTGCTCTGAAAGCAGCTATCAATGGTTATGCGTTTAATAAAGAAGATTTGCAGCTTGTAGCAGACGATATTATTGTTTTGGATGAAATGCCTATTGAGGGTTGCTATTGCTTGCTTTTGGATGAAGATTGGTATCAGTGTGTAGACACCCTGTCTCCTATGATGCTTACTGCACCACTTAATCCATCAAACATGAGCTACAATTACTTCTATCATGTATGGCAGATTATGAGCTATTCGTTGTTCTTAGGTGCGGCGATGTTCTCTACTCGTCCTGATACTTCTCTTGAAGCTCTTACCTCTACTGTTACGGGAGTTACCTTGGTTGATGCTGAAGGTGAAACTACTGGGGTTGTTGAACCTGGTGGCACCGTTCAGCTCATTGCTAAGGTTCAGGGTACTAATGAACCTAATCAGGCTGTACGCTATGAGATTAAAGCATATGATGGTGGTGGTCGTGGTCGCACTCTACCAGCCGAATGTTATGTTGATTCCCTTGGTGTATTCCATGCGGGTAATGCTCCTCAAGTGGCTAAATTTGTAATTCAGGCAACGTCACTTGAAAACCCTGCTTTTAGCGCTCAGTATACGGTAACTGTTGCAGGGGAAACCTATGTAACTAAGATTGCAGGTACTGCGGTTGCTATGGAGACTGGTGGTAAGGGAACCTCTACTATCACTATTACGCCTACTAATGCAACTCAGCAGGCATATGAAGCTGTTGCGGTTGAAGATGCTATTGCTATTTCTAATATCACGGAAACGGGTATTGAAGTTGCTAGTGTAGGGGATGCTGGCGTGTATAATGTGGTTGTTATTGCTCAGGGTGGTGACCCAACTAAGGAAGCTCCAAAGGCTACTATTAAGGTTACTGTTACTGACCCAACTGAATAACATAATCCCTCCTATTCTTCTTGATATAATGGGTGTCAGAAATGGCACCCATTATTTTTGTTTGGAGTAAATATGGCTGAAAAAATGACCCCTGATTATTGGCCCGCGAATACTCGTGTACAAATGTGCAAGGTACCGTGGGATGATGCTTATAGAGATATTGTTGTATTTGATAATATGGATAAGCAGGATGCTTATTTTAATAAGATTGCAGGTGAATCGTGGATTAACGAAAGTTTTCGCTATTTGAAACCGTTTGAGCCAATTCGTGTACCAATTCCGTATTCAAACTCATATCAATATAATTATTTGGTTGTTACTAATACAGCTAATCCTGTACCAGGTGAGGGCGAAGTTAGAGCACTTTATTACTTTATTGAAAATACTAAATATATTAACCCGCAAGTGTGTGAAGTTGAAATTATGCTTGATGTGGTTATGACCTATCAGCACTATGTAAAGATTGGTCAGATGTATGTTGAAAATAGCCATGCCTTAATGTCTAACATAGCTGTACCTGATAAGGTATCTGAATTGACGGGTCAAGTATTGTATGAATACATGACGCTTGATGAGGGTATTGATATTGGACAACAGTATTCACACGTTGCACGTGAATGGTTTCCCTTAAATGTTACGGGTGATTACGATGACCATTTAATGTTAGGACGAATTATTGTTACCTCAACAGTTAACTTGGCTGCTGACCCAGGGGACGTGAATAATCCTAACTTGGATACTGCGGATGGTCAGTCTACAGATGGTCTACCTAGTGGTTGCAATGTGTATACATTTCCTGGTGATGAATCTTCAATTAAAACTTTTATGAAAGAATTGTCTACTCGCTCGTGGGCAGCTCAGGGTATTGTTTCTATTTCTACATACCCTGGTAAGTTTTTGACTGCGGGTCCTGAAGTCACACTATTTGGTAGTAAAACTAATTTCAAAATGACGTTTATTGGCGAAACCCCTACCATGGATAAGGATTATTACGATGAAGCCGATAGTGAGTATAAGTTCAATACAGGTAACATTTTCAATAAATTAGCTCGTGGTTTTCAATGCAATGATATTGATAACTCTGATTTGAAAAAATTATATACTTATCCTTATTCTGTTATTGAAATGACCTCATATGATGGCAACCCTATTTATTTGAAGCCTGAATTAGTGCAGGGTAATACCTTATCGATGTATGCTATTGGTTGCGCTATCGCGCCATTTGCTCGTGTGGGTATTATTCCTACTAATTATAATTTGGCTACGAATATGCAACATAACCCTGAGGAACCCACTTGGAAATGGGTTGCGTTTGGTATGACTGAACAGGAATTATTACACACGGGTGTAATTCCTATGGGTGATTTCTTGGATACCTGCTTATGGATTACCGATTTCCCTCAATTTAGTATTGTAAATAACAATTACATTACGTATATGGCGAGCACTGCTAACACTCGCGCTTATCAATATGAAAGTGCTGGTTGGACGTATAAGAAGGGATTGGCAACTGCTGATACTAATTATTCAAATGCTTTGCGTGGTGCGGATACTGAGTTAGCCAATTACAATGCCTCAACAGGGGGTTTAATTGGTAATGTTGGTAATATGTTACAAGGTGTAGGTAATAATAGCGCTCAAAATAGTTATACGATTGGTAATAATAGTTTTACACCTAGTGCAGCTCAAAATGCTATGAATAACGCTGTCGCGGGTAATTGGGGTACTAGTTTTATTAACAACTTAACAGGCTATACTCAGCTTCAAAATAATCAGAATTTGGCTCGCGCAAACGCTGAAGCTAATTTTGGATTGGCTAATTATGCTAATCAGGGTGATTATGAAAATACTATTCGTTCTATTCAAGCTCAGTACAATGATGCTGCCCTTAAACCACCATCGACTCTTGGTCAGATGGGTGGTAATGGTTTTATGTGGAAAAATGGTCTTGTTGGTTTTGCTGTTAGTTATAAGACTATTTCAGGTGCAGCGATGAGAAGTATTGGTGAATTTTTCAGGCGTTACGGGTATCGAATTAACCGTTGGCTCAATTTTAGTCGTTCTAAAGATGGCACTCTGAAGAATTTGAAAGTAATGAGCAAGTTTAGTTATTGGAAAGCTAAAGAAACCTACATTACTTGCGCGTATGCAAACGAATCGGAAAAGAATGTTCTGCGTGGTATACTCGAAAAAGGGGTTACCATTTGGGGCGACCCTGAAGATATTGGACTGACACAATTAAAGGATAATTTACCATTGCGCAACATTCACTTTTAGGAGTTAGTATGTATAACTTAGCTGAAATGGCCCCTGATTTTATTCCCCCTAGCGTAGCGTGCTACGGTAAGCGATATGTAAAGCGTTATCAGGCTAGCGTTAAACAATTAAAGACGTACTCATATTGGCGGCAGTTGTTATGGACTGCTGCCATTTCCCGATTTAAGTGGGAAGGGCTACCTAAGGAGATTGATGCTCGCTATATTGAAGTTTTGCTTTGTGGTTATGGCTGTATTGCAGCCACTAAGCGAGCTGATAGCGATATTTCACCTTATTGGATTGCAAGAATCAATCAGCAAAATGTATTAGATGTTTATAACAATCCTAATACCGTGCGCTTGATTGCCCCTAATGGGTATCAACAGGTAAGACACGCTAATTTTTGGGTTAAAAAATGGAAAAACCAATATAAAAGCGGGTCTAAGTTATGTCCTCCTGATGCTGTTGTTTGTTGGGATAATTTAACCCGTATGCCTACATTGCAATTACTTGATTTACAGGCTCAGCGTCTAGCTAATATCGATACTATTGTTGACCAACATATGAATGCGCAGCGCACACCGTGGATTATGGCTGTTGATGAAGCTGGCAAGAAAAACGCCGAGGAAATGTTTAATCAGATTATGTCAGGTCAACCCGCAATTTACATTTATAACGGTGTTTCTAATGTGGTAGGTGCTGATGTACTGCAAACCGCAGCCAATTATAATGCTAGTGCAATGCTTGATGACCAACTTAAAATTGTAAGTGCGGTATATACCCTGCTAGGTATTGATAATAATGCGTCAGCCGAAAAGCGTGAGCGTGTGCAAACTGCTGAAACGCTTGCTAATAATGAGCAATTCATGATTCAACGGGCTTCATTTTTGCGCACCCGTCAAGAATTTGCAGAAAAGTGCAATGATTTGTTTGGTTGGGAATGCTCTGTTAAGTGGGCCATTGCTCATCCTTATGAAGATTCTAATGACCGTTTGGGTAATAGCGATTATGTAAAGAACTTTAATGATACCTATACCGAAAGCACGGGAGGTTTTGACGTTGAATAATTTTACCCTTAACAATCGTGATTTCTACGATAGTGAAACCTACACCCTCCGCGATATAGTGGAGGGTATGGGTTATGATTTGGGTTTGACTGATTACCCTATTTTTGACGAATCATATCGCGAGCATTTGAATAGTGCCATTATTGAGCATTTTTGGTATCGCCGTATTGCTAGTGATACCCCTAGCATTTTCATCTTTTATCTTAATCGTAAAATGCGTGAGAATATGCCTACGTATAATGCAATTTATAAGCGTATGCAAGCAGAAAAAATAGACCCTCTAGCAACTAACCAGGGATGGACAGAATCACAATCAAATACTGCTACCCATAGTGATGAAAAAGGTGATAGTGGCTCAACTGCTACCACCATCAATTCGTCTACACCTCAGGTAAACATTGCTAATCCCCAGGGCCTAGAGTATATGGATGCTCTTACTAAAAGCGATTCTACGGCGGCCTCAACTGGTACTACCGATGGTACAGCAAATAGCGCAAGTGATGGGTATTGGCACAACATTGAAAATGGAATTGCCTCAAGTGTGCGTGATATAATCGATTCAGGTTTTATAGCAACGGATACCCTGGTATTTACGATGCTAGAGCCATTATTTATGCAATTTATAGATGACGAGCCATATTAAGGAATGTTTATGAGCGCCTACACAACACCAAACTTTAATCAGAATCAGGCAGGTGAGCAGTACGCAGCACAGCGACCAACCATGCCTGGTTATTGCTTTGATTACAATACACCGTTTGAAGCAATGCGTACCCCGCAAGACCAGATTCATTGGTTGTATAAGCATTTGCGCGCTGCACCTCAAACTGATGATTATTCCAATTTGCAGGCACAAATTGACGAGTTAAAGAAAATGCTTGAAGAATTGCTTGAGCAGTTTGAACAGATTTTGGACGAGCTGGGTAACTTAAAGCAAATGGTAAACGGTATGGCTGAACAGTCAATGACCTATGATGTTACCCGTGGCGTTTATGCACCATCCATTGCAGTTGAGCGTAGAATTTGGCAAGCTGAAGCACCGTTTGGTATGACCGTAGGTGAAATGGCAGAATATACTGTGGGTGAAATGGCAGCTTATACCTGTATTACTGTTGCTAAAGCAGGTAGGCACGATATTATGGAGCAGCCACGCCGTGAAATTATTCAAGACCAAATGGGTGTGGTTACTGCCCGTTATAATCCTAATGATTATATCCGCCGTGATGAGCTTGAGCTTATTGAAGTATCGAACTTGCAAGACCATGACATTTATGGTTTGCCAAAGGGTTCGCTCTCTACTCCAATTCCTAAGCCTGCTCCACTGTTGCGTCGTGGTACGGTAGTTGACTTGAAGAATCTCATGATTAACTGGCAGAATCATATGCTTACAAAGGAGGAATAAATGGGAAAAGTAAACATTGATTTCACACCCACTAAATATAACGCTGATGATGCACCTGATTTGGTAACGGGTGCATACAATCAGTCAATGGATGATTTGAAAACTGCTCTTGATAATGCCACCGCTGAAGATAGTGGTGGAGGGGATGTTACTTATCCTATTCCTATTGATAAGGGTGGTACGAATGCCACTGACGCTAATGCTGCATTGTATAATCTCGCGGGTAATATACCTTCACAAAACAGCGACATAGGTGATACAACACGTTTTATAATTAGATATAGTGTCCCTAATCCTACGAATGGCGCTTTCATGTATGTAAGAGGTACTAGAGTGTGGGATTGGATAAAGACTAAAGTTTTAGAGGCACGTAAAACTGTTGAATTAACTATTAACATAGTTGATAACGAGGGTGAAATTGACGGTCACCAAATACCTAAATCAGAAGGGACTATCATCCCGTTATGTGTGCATGGTAAACACACAGCAACCCCTGTTGTTTTTGGGTTTGACGTAGACGAAGATGATACTAATTATCTATTGTATATTTATGCACAGACCAAATCACAAGTTGATTCAATAAACGTTGTGTTTGAGTATTTGGTACTTTAAGGAGGAAAAATGAGTATAAAAATTGATTTGAATAACATAAATGGTCAGCTTAATAGTACAGAATCATTAGATTTATCCCCCACAGGTTTTTCTGATGATGTTTTTACCAACGCACAAGGTTTTATTCTGCTTTCAACTGATGCACATGGTTATACTACAGGAAATTTTCTCTTTCTATCTAATGGAACTAATTATCAATGTTACTTTGTAAACGGAAAAGATGGTTATATAGCAGAAGCCTCATTACGTAAAAATGAAGGTAATGGTAAATGGAGAGTTGAATTAGATACAGGTTCAAATCTTAACATTTTTGTAGTCGGTGTTGTCATCTTTTGATGATGTAGCTTATGAGAGCAACCGTTTTTGGTACAGTTTATTAAAGTCTTAATTTTTTAATGCCCTACGTTATAATATACGTAGGGTTTTTATTAGGAGGAAACATGGCACAAACACCTTATTACAAATTCGAACTATACGATAGAACCGATTCACCTAATTTAATTGCAGGTGGTGCGTATGACCTTGCTATTACTAGTATTGATAGCACTATTCATGGTATTGATGAACGCTTAACAACCGCTGAAGCTGATATTGATGCTCTTGAAGGTCGCATGACAACCGCTGAAGCTGATATTGATGCTCTTGAAGGTCGCATGGATACTGCTGAAGCTGATATTGATGCTCTTGAAACTCGCATGACAACTGCTGAGGGTAATATCACTACCTTGCAGGGCCAAATGGAAGAAGCTCAGGAAAATATCGCAACCAATACAGAAAACATTGCAACCAATACAGCTAATATCACCAAGCTTGAGCAGGAATTATCTCAATATGTGGAGCAGTTAGAACAAAAGATTGCTACGATGCAAACAACTATTGAAGAACTGCAAACTAAGGTAGATGCAGTACCAGACTTTAATGGTGAATCAACTGCACTAACGGCAAGTGATTTGGCTGGTTTGCAGGTATTAACCAACGGTGGAGCGGTAATTAAGAAGGAGACTAACTAATGAAGAACACCGAAAATTTCATGCTTGAATTGTATGAGTACGATGATAATGCAAATCTCATGGATGGTTTTAATCATAACATGGAGATTTTGGATGCACAGCTTTTAGCTAATCGCACCGATATTAACCAACTTAATACTCGTATTAGTAATGTGGAGCTGAATGTAACTCAAGCCTTGCAGCAGATTAGTACCTCTATTGAATCGCTTGATGCTTTGACTACTCGTGTTTCTACCCTCGAAACTCAGTACACGTCACTTAATCAGCAGGTTCAGATTGTTAATGGTAATTTGACTGAAACGACTACTCAGACTAACACCAATAAAACCAATATCGAAACTCTGACCTCTGATTACAACGAACTTAATTCTCGTGTAAGCGTACTCGAAGAAAAGGCAGACTAATGAGCACCTTAACTGAGCATTATTCACTACCCTTATATGAGCGTGGCGATGCCGCTGCGCTCATTTCTGGCTATGATGTAGCCATGGAGATTATTGATGATTTACTTTGGGGTTTTGAACAAAAACTAAAAGACCTCGACCATCGTGTAACGGTGCTAGAATCTCGTGTGGATGATTTAGAGCAACGTGTGGAAAATCTTGAAAAATGGAAAGCTGAAATTGTAGTTTGGCAGGGTGATGTTATTAACAAGCTCGAATCAAACGATAAAGCATGGCAAGATTTGCTTAATAAGATTTTCCGTGGCGGTTGGATTGATGAAGAAGGACACCTTCATTTCACTGTGGAGACAGGCAAGATTCCTATTGCCGATATTAACATTTTCAGTGGTACGAACTCACCTACTAATTCCACCTACACGAACGCTCTACGCAGTCGTGAAGCAATTACTGATAACGATATTAAGTTGAGCTAACTATGCCTAATTTATTAAAGACAGTAGACACCCATATTCACCAACCGAAAAACGGTAGTGTAACACCGTGCTTTGCATTGCCTGGTCAAAACCTACCACCTACGTACTGTAATGTAGATATTACAGTGCGTGTTGGTGTTGATGATAAACATGATATATGGGCGAGTATTGTAAGCGGTCGAATTTACGAATCAGTAAACCCTTCTGAATATCACGTAAATTTCGTTGCAAGCCGCAGTGATTTTAATTACAGATATAGCGATGGTCACTTGGTATGGTCAGGCGATGGTATCGAGCTTGAACCTGAAACAGTAGTGGACGCAACTAGTGGCAACTTTAATTGGAAATTTCCTAGTTCTGGGAACTGGGCAAAAATTGGTAACACCTCCAATATGAATGGCTATATTTGGGTTGGTGGTACAGGTACTTACTCAGTAACAGACCCTATATATCCTGACCCTGTTAAGGTTAAGATTACTGATTGGGAAGAATTGCTCGATTATTTTCCATTTGCTATTGCTAAATCGAAAGTATGGATGTCATGTAACCGTGAAGGGGGTTCTGTACAGCGGCGTATTTCTAATAAATGGCAAGACCAAACTAATAATGTTGAGCCTGAAGATGAGCAGCACGCCTATGTTAGAACAGATGATAAATGGGTAAAGTCTGAAAAGATAGGAAAAGAATAATGATTGAAAGTATTGACTTGGTAATGGGTGCTATTGTACTCATCTGCATATTGTTTGATTTAATATCAGGTTTTGTTAAGGGAGCATATCTTAACGAATTATCAAGCACCAAAATGAGGGAGGGACTTTTTCACAAGTTAGGTTTTATCCTAGCTGTTATTCTAGCTTTTGGCGCTCAAGCATTATGTGTATGGTTTGAATTACCTGAAGTTTTCGTGACAATTTACCCCGCTGCTTGTTTATGGATAGTATTCACCGAGCTGGTATCCATCATTGAAAACCTCTGTGTATTCTCGCCTGAACTTGCTAACTCGCCTCTAGCTAAACTATTAGAATCAGCCGAAAGGGAGCAAAACAAATGAGTGTAACAATTTATGAAACTAACCTCTCATTCAAAGCTATGTCTAAGCGTAGCTCTACTAATCGTATTATTCTCCATCATGCAGCAGCTAAAACTGCATCACCCGAACAGATTCACGAATGGCACTTAAACAATGGATGGTCAGGTGCAGGCTATCATTTCTTAGTACGTAAGAACGGCAAGATTTATCGCTTGCGTCCTGAAAATATGATTGGCGCTCATGCCTCTGGTAATAACTATGATTCTATTGGTATCTGCTTTGAGGGTGACTTCATGAGTGAAACCATGAGTGATACTCAAGCTAAGGCTGGTGCTGAATTGGTATCTTACCTTAAAAATAAGTACGGTATTAGCAAAGTTCAACGTCACAAAGATGTTGGAGCTACTGACTGTCCTGGTAAGAATTTCCCGTTCGATAAGATTGCTAAAGGTGGAAGCTCCACAAGTTCTACTACCTCTGGTAGTGGCAAGTTAAACGTTGATGGTTGGATTGGTGTTAAAACCAATAAAAAGGCACAAAAGTATTTCGGGTTGAAAATTGTTGATGGTGTGATGAGCAACCAAGACCCTCGCCAAAAGAAGTATTACCCTCGAATTGATAGCAAAGCTATTGATTATGGTAATGGAAATGGCTCTGACCTCGTGGGTGCTATGCAGCGTTTGTTTGGTGTAAAAGATGATGGTTTCATGGGTCCTAAAACAGTTAAGGCTATGCAAAAGTTTCTTGTTAAGCAGAAGTTTCTTGATGATGATGTTGACGGTATCCTTGGAAAGAACACCGCGAGCGCATGGCAAAAGTGGTTGAATAAAAAAGCATAACCATATATAATAAAGGTGCCTTTTTCTTTTTGTCCTACCGCAGTGATGCCCCTATTTCACTGCGGTATTTTTGTTTGGAGATGTAGGATGTGGACTGATAACCAAAAATCATTTAGCGAATATGCGATTGCTGGTGTAGAAACCGATTGGGACTATGCAGGTGTTTATTTGGTTGATGCCATTACTATTGGTATTACTCAATGGTATGCCTACAATGCCAAACGACTATTAGATAGGCTTCGTGATGAGGTACCTGATTCCTATGCTAAAGTCTCACAACGTATCCGTGATGCCGTAGAAAATCATGCTGAAAGTGAATCGAGATTTTGGGAAAGCTTTTATCTCACTAACGATGACGCTCAATCATGGAAAGATGCAGTACAAGTTGAGGGCAATACCGCCTGTCAAGATAAACAGTATATGATTGATGCTTTCGAGGGTGATAATTGTTATTACGCTATTCTTGAGCGTTGGGGTGTTAACATGAATAATGTTAAACCCGCTATCATGTGGATGGCTCAATATCACCAATCGCCTAAAAGTATGCTACGTGTTCTGCGTAATATCGGAGGTGACCGTAGTCTTGAAGATGTACGCGATGGCATGCTTAACGATTCGATTTTCTCTAATTACCCTAACCGCATTAACCGCCTATACAAAATGCTATCTGAATGGGATGGTGAAAGTGCCCCTCCTGATTTTGGGCAAAGCTCAGTAACAGTAGGTGAAGACCCTGATACCTCAATGCAGTTAGCTTCTGCTATTAAATATATTCAGGCACTTAATAACCAAGATTTGCTTGTGGTAGGTACCATGAACACTGGCTCAAAATTGATTTGTCGGAATAATGGTCATGGCATGTGGATACCTATTAGAAATACAAACGCACCTAATGCGCCCTCTGGTGGTGGCTATGTGGGTGAGGGTGACCCTGCCGATTTCCCTGCTATGAGACAATTATGGATTGATAACGCTGAGAAATGGTCTTATTCACAAGCGGCGGGTAGGTTAAACCCACCTCAATCAGGCTATAGTGATTGTTCTGCTTGTATTTGGTGGGCAGCAAATGCTGCTACCAATAATAAGTATAACTGGCTAGGTACTTCTACTCATACGATGCTAACCACAACTAAGCAGGTAAATGATGCGGTAAATGCTGATTTCAGTATCAATGCTGATAAATTACAACCAGGTGATTTGATTATTATGGGTGGTAATGGTCGTTCGCAGCATGTTGACTGGTATTTTGGCGAAGGTGTCGTGTGGTCTGCTGGTAGCGCTCCACTACCACACCATAGAAGTGATGATGTTTCTAGCTACTTAAAAGGTTCAAGTTATGGATGGGTAGGTGTGTATAGATTTCTATGAGTGGTATTCCTAAATCGGCTCGATGGAACCCGTCTAATGTGATGGGTTCTGGTTGTGCCATCAATATGGTTACTGGTATGCGTGGTGTAGGTAAAACCTACGCAATGAAAAAGATTGCTATTAAGCAATACATTAAACGTGGTGCAACGTGGGCATATGTGCGCTACTTTGATACCATGATTGACCGTATTATCAGAAACCCTAAGCACTTCTTATTTGATATTATCGTCAATGATGAGTTTCCTGATTACGATTTCAAATGTGATGGCACTAACATGTTCATAGCTGAAAAAGGCTCCAAGAAATGGGAGCAGTTCGGCAAAATGTACTCACTCACCTCATTTGATAGTTACAAAGGTAGTACCACGCCTGATATGGAACTAATGGTTCTCGATGAGTTTATCAAAGAAAAAAGAAACCCTCCATATCCACCTAATACCGTAGAAACGTTCTTCAATTTGTGGGATACTTTCGACCGCCGTGAAGATAGAGTTAAGGTTGTTATGCTCGCAAATGCTGCTGACCTCGTTAATCCGTTCTTTCGTGAATGGAGAATATCCCCTATTCCAAAGGGTACGTCTAAGAAATTTAAGGTCGGTAACGCTCAGGTCTACTATGAGAATGCTTGGAACCCTGACTATCAAAAGTACGCAAGCGCTTCAAACATTGGTAAATATAGTGCAGGAAGTAGTTATGATGAGTACTCACTAGGAAATGAGTTTGCACAGGCTAAAGGTATCTTTCTTGGCCCTAAGCCTAAGCACGCACGTTGTCAAATTGCACTTGGCTGGGGTCGTGACAATTTTGGTGTATGGTATGACAGATACCTAGGTGGATTGTATATTAACGATAAACCCAGCAAGAACTCCCCTCGTGCTGTACTTATGAGGCAAGATATGATGCCTGACCTGTACATGATTGATAGGACTAGTACCATCTTAAACCGCTGTGTTAACACGTTTAAGTCTGGTGCCATGACCTTCAGCACGGACTACGTGCGTGAGACTTTCTTGGATATGCTTACTCTCTGCGGTCTTCATTAAGCAGGATGAGCACGCATATTGTAGCGATGATGAACAGTATCATGGACAGCCAAGGGTCTAATTGTAGTGCTTCGAGCATGATAACGTATAGTGCAATGAGAATGGATAAAGCGATATAATAAATCATTGACAGCTCCCTCGTGCCTGTGTATGATAAAGTAGGAGGGTTACACCCTCCTACTCCTTATCTTTGAGTTCGTCTATAATTTCTTCAAGAATTTCAATTTGTGCTGAGTTGTAAATTTCGAAATACTTGTCACGTTTGCCGATATTTTTGAGTAAATGGAAATACACGGAACGAGATAAATATAAGTCTGATAACATTTCGGTGATGATGGACTTCATTATTCCTCTCCTTAATACCTTATTGTTCCACCGTTTCATATTTACCGTCAGGGTAAATAATATAACACTTTGATTCATCTTTATTAGTCATTTTGAGTACCTCCTATTATATTTATATGGTCTATTCGTTTATCAAAGTTCTTGTCTCTTTCGACACTTATATATTATCAAAATATGTGCATATGTGCAAGCCATATATAAACATTTATTTATAGGCATTTACAATGTATTTATACGTGGGGAACGTTTAGTTTTCTTTCTCTAATGA